CGGCTCAGCATGGACAACTGCCGGTTCAGCAACATCCCCGGCCAGCACGGTGCCTACCTCCAGAACGGCAACGGCCTGACCGTGTCGAACATCGCTGGGTCGGACGTCAACCTCAACCTCTGCAAACTCCAGATCCACGCGAGCAATGGTGCCCACCAGTACGGCTCGTCCTTCACGAACATCAACGGGACGAACATCGGTGACACCGTCCTCGTGCTCTCCAACACGGACACCGACCTGACCAACTCGTGGAAGTTCTACGGTGTGACGGTCTCGGGAGTGAGCGGGTACAACTGCAACCGGATCGGCTACTTCTCCTCGGTGGTCGGTGCGACCGTGGAGGGCATCGCAGGCGTCCTCTCCCTCCGGGAGACGCTGACGATCATCGACGCGCAGGACAGCGTCTTCGCCGGGATCGCTTCCCGGGGCAGCGGCTACGCGGGGATCCGGATCGGCACCCAGACCGGGGCCGCGACGGCTCGGGTCATCGTGCAGGACGCGCGGATCTACAACCCCGGCAACTCAAACGTCGGCGGCTCGAAGCAGGGTGTGTCCATCAGCGACGGCAAGAACATCACGCTGGAGAACGTCCACGTCATCGCCGACAACGGCTTCATGGACTTCGGCATCCAGTTCATCGCGGGTGAGACGGCCACCTACCGTCAGCGGAACTGCTCGGGCAAGGGGTTCTCGTCCCGCGCCTTCGGGCTGCCTGCGGGCACCATCGACGTCAAGGAGTGGTCCAACAACGACGGCGACGGGAAGGCGACCCTCAACTTCCCCACCACGCGCCCCGTCAGGACCGGCTCGGCCGGAGACGCCTCCCGCTACACCTGCTCCGTCGTCCCGACCTCGGGGCTCTTCGTGAGCGGCGACATCATCGACAACAGCGCACCCACCGCAGCCGGTACGCCCGGCTGGATGTGCACGCAGGCGGGTGGTGGCTACAACGGCTCGTGGACTGCCTCGACGGCGTACACCGTCGGTCAGCAGGTCCGCACAGCGGCCGGACGCGTCCTCGCGGTCACGACTGCAGGCACCTCCGGATCCACGGAGCCCGTGGTCGGCGCTATCAACGGAAGCATCACAGATGGAACGGTTGTCTGGACATACCTGTCCTCGACACTCGCCGTCTTCAAGGCGATGGCAAGCCTCGCCGCGTGACCTCACGAACAGCATCCAAGGAGAACACCATGACGACAAAGGACAAGGCCCTTGAGGGGCCCGCCACCCACACCGCCGCGCTCGACGAGACGCTGCGCGAGATCGCTCTGCGCAACGGCATGGAGGAGAGCGAACTGCGTCGGCTCAACGACTTCGCCCACTACGAGGAGCCCGACGAGGACGAGAAGGTCGTGCTCGGGTTCGTGCCTGACGAGGCCACCCTCACCATCGACCCGGAGTCGTTCGGGCTTGAGCCCAAGGGCTTCAGCCGTGCGCTGCTTGCCGTCCAGCACGAACTGCTTCACGTGGGCATTCTGCCGGGCAGGGCCGTCACCGGGCTGGCGAACGCCGCCACCAAGGAGGCCTTCCGCCTCTGGAAGTTGATCCTCGGTGTCGAGGACGAGGGCGTCGACGACTTCAGCCTTCGCGTTCTCGGGGCTCGCCGGAACCGCTTCGTCATCGGCTAACACAAAGCAGACCGGTTTCCATACCATAAGTAAGACATCTCTTCAAGCAAAGGACGCCACATGTCGAACAACCTTGCGCCCACCCCGGGCTTCCCGGAGCGCGTCGGCACCGTCTACGAGGCGAAGATCGCACCGGCCATCCCCGGCAACCGTGGTCCCCTTCGCTTCGAGGAGGGCATCGGTACCGACACCGACGTGCCCAACGAGTTCACCAAGGGTGCGATGCAGGGCTACCTCACCGCCCCGGGTCGGCCGAACCACAACGCCAACGTCTTCGAGAAGTACCCCGAGGAGACCATGAAGGAGCGGGCCCACGTCGGCTCCGCTGCGTGGGTCGAGTCCCCGCAGTACCTCGGTGAGTTCGCCCACGGCACCAACACCGAGATCGCCGCGCTCCGCTACGAGCAGGACATCCGCTCGGGTGGCCACTACGCCCGCCGCTCCCCGGCCGTCGTCACGGACTGAGCCCCCGCGATGGTCGACTTCCACGACCGTCGCCGGGTAGCGCTCAACGCGCCGAAGGAAGCGACCCCCGACCTCCCCGCGAGTTCGGGGGTCGTCCTGTCCCGGAAGGTCATCAACAACTGCTTCGTCGTGAGCAGTTCCACCGCGCCGCTCATCGAGGGTCAGCGCATGTACGCCGTGCACGAGGTGCTCCCGACGGGGGAGACGATCACCCGCTCGGACGGGCACCCCACCCGGTACGCCGCCGGGAAGGAAGCACGTTCGCTGCAGCCCTCCTCTGTGCGTCCGCTGCGCTAACAGACGGCCTTGGCCCAAAAGTAGACTCGAAGAGCGTCAATCGGACGCGATGACTCGCTTGTCAGAGACGGAGTACGAATGTCGGCAATCTCGTTCGCGGCCCCCAGTGCGCGGGCTTCCGGTGCCGACCTCGCCATCTCGGTGTCGCCGCTCGGCCTCGTCGAACTGGCGGACGAGGAGTTCGAGGTCCACGGGCCACGGCTCAACCGCTACGCGACCAACTGGGCGTGGTACCTCGGCCACCACTACAGCGTGGCCAAGCCCGCCGGTGACAACAACCTGACCTTCAACTACGTCCGAGCCTTCTCGGACTACACGACCAACTTCTGCTTCGCGCGCGGTGTGGAGTTCACGACCGCCAAGCAGTACCAGCACATCATCCCGGCGCTCTACAAGCGCATCTGGGAGACCGACAACGACAAGATGGCACTCCTGCTGGAGATGGGCCAGACCGGGTCGGTCAACGGCGATGTCTTCGTCAAGGTCGCCTACGAGGACGAGTGGGTCGACTCCGCCGGGCAGGTTCATCCCGGCCGGGTCCGCATCCTCATCCTCAACCCCTCGTTCTGCTTCCCCGAGTGGCACCCGCACGACCGCGAGCGGCTCGTCCGCTTCAAGTTGAAGTACCGCTTCTGGTCCACGACCGCCGATGGCACGCGAGCCGTCTTCACCTACACCGAGGTGCTGACCGACGACGTCATCGAGGAGTACCTCAACGACGAGTTGATCGACTCGCGCCCCAACCCTCTCGGGCAGATCCCCATCGCCTTCTGCCCGAACTTCCGCGTCTCCGGATCCCCGTGGGGCCTGTCGGACATCGGCGACATCATCGGGCTCAACCGCGAGTTCAACGAGAAGGCGTCGGACATCTCCGACATCATCAACTACCACGCCGCCCCGGTCACGATCATCAAGGGCGCGAAGCCCGGCTCGCTGGAGAAGGGTGCGAACAAGGTCTGGGGTGGTCTGCCCAAGGACGCCGAGGTGCACAACCTCGAAGGCATGGGAGACCTCGCGGGCTCGATGGGCTTCCTCGACACCCTGAAGCGCGCCATGCACGAGATGACCGGGGTGCCCGAGAGCGCCCTCGGCCAGATGCAGCCGATCTCCAACACTGCCGGTGTCGCCCTCGCGATCATGTTCCAGCCGATGATGCAGCGCTGGAACCACAAGAAGTTGACCTACGGCGCGCTGATGAAGAAGATCAACCGCCTCGCGCTGGAGACCCTCTTCATCCACGAGCCGGAGACCCTGCAGTACAACCCGCAGACCGACGGCCTCATCAAGGAGGGCCAGCCGGAGATCATCGACCCCCGCGACCCCCTCGTCTTCGAGCACAACATCGAGTGGGCCCCGCCGCTGCCCGTCGACGCCATGCTCAAACTGCAGGAGATGCAGATGAAGATCATGATGGGGCTGGAGTCCAAGCAGGGCGCGCTGCGCGAACTCGGCAACGCCTTCCCCGACGAGAAGCAGCAGGAGATCTTCGAGGAGATGATCGAGGACGCCAAGTACGAGGCTGCCCTCACCCTCCTCAAGGCCCAGTTCGCCTCGGCCATCACCGCCGCCACCGGCCAGATCGTCGGCCCGGACGGCGCGATGGAGCCCCTACCCCCCGAGCCCAGCCCGGGCGGGGACAGTGCCTCGGGGGATAACCCCGCGCCGAGCCCCATGGCTGCCGCGCCGAACCCGCTGAACCAGATGGAGGCCGTCACGGCCGAGGGGCAGCAGCAGGCACTGGCCGACCTCGTGACGCAGGCGTACGGCACCCGCTCCGGCATGCGCCGCCTGCCAACCGACTCGAACTAACCAGATTACAAAATGCGGTTCGGTGCGTGCAAGCATAAAGACGTTGAAACTTTCGCCCCGCCAATCGAGCCCCATTCGTAGAACTGGCTGAACACAGGAGTCGTGACATGAGCAAGAACCTCGCCCGCCTCGCCGCCATGGACCTTCGGGCCCCGGGTGCCATCGAGAACCTCATCGCCTTCCACCGGAGCATCTCCGGTGACATGCGGATGGAGACCGAGGTCCCGACGCCCACGGAGCCCACCATCACGGTCAACGTCCCCGCGACGCCCCCGGCCCAGCCGCAGGGTTTCGACGAGGAGGCCTTCCTGAAGTCTCCCGCCGTCGCCGCGCTTCTCGCGTCGGTGCGCAAGGAGGAGAAGGACAAGTTGTACCCGCAGATCGAGAACCTGAAGTCGCAGGTGTCCGACCTCACTGCTGCCAAGCAGGCCGAGATCGACGCCGCCGCTGCGCAGGCTCGGGCGGATGCAGAGGAGGCAGCGCGCAAGCAGTTCGAGGAGTCGACCGCCAAGGATCTCGTCGCCCAGACCCGGGCCGAGTTCGAGGAGCGGATCGCCCAGATCCAGCGTGAGCGTGACGAGGAGCGGGCCCTTCGCGAGAAGGAGGCCCAGTTCAACTCCCTCCGGGAGATCACCCAGACGAAGGTCAAGGACGCCCTCGACGCCGGTCGCATCGCGCCGGAACTGGCACACCTCGTGTCGGGCAACACGCCCGAAGAGGTCGAGGCCAGCATCGCGACGCTCGCCGCGACGACCGAGTCCCTCGTCAGCAACATGCAGCAGGTTCTCCAGCAGCAGCAGCAGGCCCCCGTGCCCGCCCCGCGCGGAGTCGCCCCCACAGGCGGCTACGCGGCTGGCAACGACCCGCTCAGCCAGACGGGTCAGACGCGCAACCTCAGCGCGGCTGACATCCGGAACATGTCCATGACGGACTACGCCCGTCTCCGTGGCCAGTTGGGCACGGCGCGGGAGTCGGCCAGCCGAGGCCTCTTCGGCTGACCCGAACCGAAACTTTCAACAACCCACAGTCGCGGGGCACTAGGCCCGTCCGCATAACCGAAAGAGAAGCCCATGGCGAATGCAATCACGGGAACCAGCGCCCTCAGCGGCAGCCCGACCAACTACTCGGGTGCGAACTCGCAGTTGTCGCAGGCGATCCAGACCATCTGGTCCAAGGAGATCCTGTTTCAGGCGATGCCCATCCTCCGCTTCGAGCAGTTCGCGGTCAAGAAGACCGAACTCGGCGTGCAGCCCGGTCTGACGATCAACTTCATGAGGTACAACAACCTCGGTCAGGCCAGCCAGTTGGTCGAGGGTGTCCGCATGGAGAC